CAAATTAGTAAAGAAACAATTGACATTCTAAAGAATTTTGCAAGTATTAACAGCAATATTCTCATTCGTAAAGGCAATGCGGTATCCACTATCAGTACTGCAAAAAATATTTTTGCTAAAGCTACAGTGGCCGAGGATTTTCCTGTGGAAGTTCCTATCTATGATTTGAACTCCTTACTTGCGTTATTAACTTTAATGGAAAATCAAAATGTAGAATTCGGAGATAAGTCTTTAACTATCTCTAAAGATGGGGGTAAATTTGAATACTTCTATTCTAGCCCATCAGTTATTGTTGCAGCACCAGATAAAAATATTGAAGTGGACAATCACTTTCAATTTAAACTAACTGCTGAAGATGTTCAAATGATTATGAAGGCAGCAGCTATTACTGCAGCACCTACTGTATCGGTGACTTGTAAACATCAACAGGTAGTATTAACTATCGGTGATAAGAAAAATGATACTGCCAATACTTATAAGAAAACAATTGGTCCAGGACTAGATGATTTTGATTGCCACATTGCAGTAGAAAATTTTAAGATTATTCCTGATGCTTATTCAGTGACAATTTCTAAAAAGAAGTTATTGCATTTCAAGCATGAAACTAAAGGTATTGAATATTTCATTGCGATGGAACCAGATTCAACTGTATGATAGAAAAACCTTTAACTAAAGGCGAGGAAAATATTCGTTATGTTGCTCGTATCATAAGTGAGCGAGAATGTGGTTCACAAGAACAATGGGAATATTATATTCCTCGTGCATGGGAAATTATTCTTCTAGTTGAACAGTTAGGGTTTTTAAATAAAAGGAGATTTTGGGGTGAGCGATAATACAGAAGAAGTAAAACCTAAAAGTGTTATGATAGGCACCCCAATGTATGGGGGTCTAGCGTATCACGGATATGTCAATGGTATCATTAATAACATTTTAGATTTAAGATTTAATGGTATTGGCGCATATTGGACATTTATTGCAAACGAAAGTCTTATCACTAGGGGTAGAAACTTTATTGTAGACCAGTTTATGAAATCTGAGTGTTCGCACTTGATGTTTATTGATGCAGACATTTCCTTCCCAGAAGGATCTATACGGGCTATGTTGGAAGCAGATAAAGACATCATTGCTGCACCTTATCCGAAAAAAGGAATTGATTGGGATAGAATAAACGAAATAGTTAAACTTAACAAACATATAGATGAACCATTGCCTTTAAATAAATTTGGCGCGTCCTACGTTATAAACTACTTGGATAATTCAAATCCGCCGAAACCTGACAGCCAGGGTGTAGTAGAAGTTGCCCACGCTGGCACAGGATTTATGATGATTAAACGTGAAGTGTTTGTAAAATTGTTTCCATATATGAAACAAGCAAGAGCAGCAAATTTTGGTAGATTTAATAGTTGGTACACTGAATACTTTAAGACTGATATTGATGAGAACACCGGTGTTTTATTATCTGAAGATTGGTGGTTCTGTGATAGATGGCGTGAAATAGGTGGACAAGTACATCTTATGCCAGGAATAGTGTTAGATCATGTAGGTACATATGTGTTCACCGGTGATCTTGCGGCAGCAGGTGCAAACGTTAGTTAATATATTATGGAGTTATTATGGAAATTCGTGATGAGCAGTTTTTGTGGGTTGAAAAGTATCGTCCACGCACTTTAGATGATTGTATTTTACCTGAGGAGCAAAAAAGAATCTTCAATGATATGGTAGAAAAAGGTGAAATACAAAATATGTTGCTTTGTGGAACAGCAGGTGTAGGTAAAACTACAGTTGCAAGAGCGCTATGTGAGCAACTAGAAACGGACTATATAGTAATAAATGGTTCAGAAGAATCTGGTATTGATGTACTTAGAACTAAGATTAAACAGTTTGCATCCACAGTATCTTTTACAGGCAAAACTAAGGTCGTAATTTTAGATGAGGCCGATTATTTAAATCCTAATTCTACACAACCTGCTCTAAGAGCATTTATAGAAGAATTTTCTGCAAACTGTAGATTTATTTTTACTTGTAATTTTAAAAATAGAATCATCGCCCCTCTACATTCTAGATGTGCAGTTATAGAATTTAAAATTACTAAAGAAGATAAACCTAAAATTGCTGCTAAATTTTTTAACAGAGTTAAGTTTATTCTTCAGAATGAACAAATTACATCTGATCTAAAAGTAGTGGCGAAAGTAATTGAGAAACACTTTCCCGACTATAGAAGAATTCTTAATGAGTTGCAACGTTACTCAGTATCAGGTAAAATTGATGAGGGTATTCTTGTTAATCTAAGTGAAGATAATATGAATATCCTAAGAAACGCATTGAAGGATAAAGATTGGAAAGCTATGCGTACTTGGGTAACCAACAATCTAGATAATGATCCTCCTAGTATTATCAGAAAAATATATGATACTATGGTAGCTGAGGTAGTCCAAGTTCCACAACTAGTATTATTACTAGCGGATTATCAATATAAATCAGCATTTGTTGCAGATCAAGAAATTAATCTTGTTGCCTGTTTGACTGAAGTTATGGCATCGGTAGAATTTAAATGAATTACATTTCAGAATATTTTTATCAGACTAGATCAGCCCATATCCAATCGCGTTCAGGCGGAGGATATAGAATTGTTTGTTTAGATTCATATTTTGAAACAGAACAAGAATCATATGCCGATAGTATAAAAGAAGCAGAGATGATTGCTGATAGGTGGGTATATGAGCATTTTAGGTGAGCCAGAAAAAGAAATTGTTATAGAGCCGTATAAGGCACCTAGCATAAGCCCATTTGATTTTATAAATGCAATTCATTATAGTAAAGAAAATCTTATAGTAGACGATTGGACAGAAAAACAATATAATTCCTACATCATAAACAAGGGTTTATCCTACGGTCCGGATACAGTTATTCCGGCGAATGAGATGAATTCTAGACCACACTTGGATAAGAAGTTACAAAATTCTTTCTTAATAAATATAATTAGGCCCAAAAAAAGATTCAATAAATGGATCAAGCCTGAGAAGATTGATGCGATCGAAGTAGTAAAGGAATACTATGGCTATAGCACAGAAAAAGCCCGACAAATTCTACCACTACTCGATAATGAAAAGATTGAAATAATAAAAACAAGATTAATCAAAGGTGGTAGAAATAATGGATGATGTATTTAAAATAGATTTTCCGGGTTATAATCCGTTAGAAGTTAATCTAGTGCATCCCGATGACTTTTTAAAAGTACGGGAAACTCTTACTCGTATCGGTGTAGCTTCAAGAAGTGATAAAATTCTTTATCAATCATGTCATATACTACACAAACAAGGTAGGTATTACATAGTACATTTTAAAGAACTATTCGCTTTGGATGGTAAGCATGCAGACCTTACAGATAATGATTTACAACGACGCAATACTATTGCCAAATTGCTTGTGGATTGGGGTTTAGTAGAGATTATTAATCCACAATTTTTTACAGACATTGCTCCACTATCGCAAATTAAGGTTATTGCTTTTAAAGAAAAGAATGACTGGGATTTACAAACAAAGTATAATATTGGCAAGAAAAAACAAACTGCGGTATAAATAATAATATCCCTGGGATGGGACTAGCATGCCAGCGAAGGCTAGTAAAATATCCACTGGTGCCAACGCCATTTGGGTTGGCAATTAATTACTCGCTTAATAGGAGAACTAAAAATGACTTTACTTTTGAAAAACGGACCTTTTGACATGTTTAAAGATATGGATAAGTTTCTTGTAGGTTTCGATGACACCTACAATCGTATGGCTAAATTCCATGACGACTTGACCAAAAATATTCCAAATTATCCCCCATACAATATTCGCAAAGTAGAAGATAACAAATATGTTATTGAGTTGGCTGTTGCTGGTTTTGCGAAGCAAGATATTGATATCACATTTGAGGATAATAAACTAATTATCAGTGGCAAAACACAAGACACCACTGATGATAATTTTATCTTTAAAGGTATCGCTAACAGAGTATTTACCCGTACCTTTTTACTTGATGAGCACATTGAAATCAAAGATGCGGGCATGATGAATGGTATGTTAAAGATTGCTTTAGAAAAAATTATTCCTGAGCATAAAAAACCAAAAAAAATTGAAGTAAAGGATGGGGATGCAAAGGTTAGCAAAAAGCAATTACTAACGGAGAGAAATGTAGATAATGAACCTAATATCTAATATTCGTGCATTACTTGCGCGGGTTTTGGATAAGTGTTTTAGTTTATTTAAAATGCCAAACTATGCTGAAGCTTATCTAGCTAAAAGTATAGACCGTGCTGACTTCGATTACAGAGAGAAGAACTTAAGACGGAAAGGGCTATTATGAAAATTTTCAAAGCTATTTGGAAATGTTTAGAAAGTATAGGTGAAGGTAGACGTATGAGAATTGATAAACAAGTTCAAGAATACGTCAGAAATCGTACATAATATTAAGGGGGATTCTATCCCCCTTTATGAGGTTACAATGATAAAAATTGTTAAGTTAGCTACTACCGAAGAAATAGTAGGCAAGGTGATTAGAGATCCTGAAAATGAATCATGGTTTATTATTCAACCCTGCGCTATTACTATAATCCCTACTCAATCCACAATGGATAGACATGCAATGGGATTAGTTCCATATGCAGGATATACTAAAGGACACACTGTATCAGTTAGAGATAATATGATAGTTTGGATGGCAGATCCTGCCCCTGAGCTAGAAACAGAATACAATAAGGCAATGGAAATTCCTATGTATTTTGCCAGTGATCTACAACCAAATAGATAATATGAGAAATAGAAAACACGGACCCGTTGTCTATATTGATCCTGTAACGGGGAAACCTAAATGTACACCTTCAGATTGTGAGGATAAATTAGTAGAATATTCCGAGTTCAAAGAAACAAATTACAAATGGGTGGGCGGTCCGGTATTCCATAAATACTTCTATTCTATATGTAAAGAATGTAATACAAGAACAATCACTGCTTCAGATAAACGAAAAACAGATCAGTCATATAAAATAGCAATTGATAATAATGGAGTGGATCCAGCCGTAAAGGAGATAGTAAATGGCAGCGACTCAAGAAAAGAAGCATAATAGTGTTGAGAAAAAGACTAGGCAAAATGGTAGCAAAACAGCTACAATGAATAAGCACACTAAGAGATCATACAAAAAATATAGAGGGCAAGGTAAATAACTTTGGTTAACTATATACTTGACAAAATTGTCTTAGTATCATATAATTAATAAAAGCCCGAGTGGCGAAATAGGTGAGACGCACAAGACTTAAAATCTTGCACATTAGAAACGTTGCCGGTTCGAATCCGGCCTCGGGTACCAGTTTCGCCCCCTTAGCTCATGCCTGGTTAGAGCAGCGGACTCATAATCCGTTGGTGCGCGGTTCGACTCCGTGAGGGGGCACCAGAGATAAACTATGATTATAGCAAAAGATTTATTACATTATAATAGAATTAAACCATACTGTAAAGGTAGTATGTTGATGTTGGGGCATCAACTAAGTGAATTAGGTGATCCTAAAGAATTATTTGAATGTACTGAATATAGTACTTTGGATCCCGATTGCGGAAATTATAAATTAGACCTTAATTCTGATCTAGGATTTTTGGATCACAAGTTTGATATAGTTTTTAATTTAGGCACTATTGAACATGTTTGGAATGTCCATCAAGCTTATTGTAATGCTGCTAGAATGGTTAAAGTTAATGGATTTTTCATAGGACATGCACCCGTTGAAAATTGGCCTAATCATGGTATGCACGTAACAACCGCAGATGCCATAATAAGATTTTTAGAACTAAATAGTTTTAAAGTATTGGAAACATGGAAAAGCGACAACGTCATACATTGGGTAATAGCTAAAAAACTGTTACATATAACTAATTTTAGTATTCCTCAACAAATTTGGGATAGTGGCAATATTACAAAAATTTTATAAATAGTCTATTGCGGGGTAGTTCAGAAGTAGAACGGTGGACTCATAATCCACAGGTCGGAGGTGCGATTCCTTCCCCCGCTTCCATCACTTTTTGCAGATTGATTCTGCAATGTCTTTATTGCCCATTAAAAAATATGTAGCGTACCAAGTCATAATCCAGTACGCTACATAGATATCAATCAATACTAATGGGTCTGATTGCTGGTTTTCCAATAGGTTTTACTCCTGGTGTTGGGCTGCTCGACATTGGGCTAGGCATTGGATCCGGGTCCATATCTTGCATAGGACTTATAGGACCTAAACCCCCACTAGACATAGGAGAAGGACCTAATGGTCTTGGGCCTAAACCTGGACCCGCACCTATAGGTTTATTCAATCCATTCATTGCATTTGCCTGCGCAGCTGCACCTGCCATTGCTGCTTCCTTACCTGAACCTGCAAGCATAATACCTGACAATGTGCCACAAAGAAAAGTTGCTACAGGGATAATAAGTTCAAAGAATTTTTGATCTATTGGGCTTATCGCATTTAAAGGTTGTGTGACAAACATGATACTGTAAAGAACAGTAAAAACAATCCCAATAAGAGTAAGCGCCAGGCAGACTCCGATAAAGAATTTAAGGCGGACCATAAGTTCATTTTCAGTGTACCTCTCTCCAGGTTTAGATGCTTTCTCACCTTTATGATCATCTTTTTTAATAGGGGTCGGTGGAGGTGATTTTTTAATTGGTGTAGGCATAATAGTTTGTTTTGGAGAATTATCGTTTATACCAGGATCTTTAAAAATATCTTTTATACTCATTTATTTGCTCCTTTACACTGTTCACATTTGCCTGGACTTGAAAATGAAGCTACACCTTCTTGTCCTTTAAAAATATGTTCAGGGCAATCTCTTGAAACCTCGCAATAAGGTTTTTTGCAATAATCTTTATCCCAATTATCTGGATTTTGGCAGGGGTATCTATATCTAGCTTCGCAACCAAATAATATAAGAGTTGAAAAGATAATAGTGATTAATTTAACCATGGTAACCACATCCATATTGCTTGACTTACTAGTAATGCCCCAGCAGCACCTACCACTGTACTTATATAGAACATGGGCATACTAACTGCGAGAATACTAGCGGTTAATAAAACAATTGCAATCTGTAATGTGGAACCACCCCAGGTAAACCAAGGAGACTTTAATTTGGCTGCATCTCTTTCTGCTTCTAATACTTTAGCCTTCTCCATAATTTCTTTTTTATCGTCACTCATGCGTTTAGCTTCTGCTAAGAACTTTTCTTTATTCTCAGGTTTTTGAGCTTCAGCAGCACTAATTTCGTATAGAACACCTCTTACATTTTTAGCTTGATACCAAGCCCACATATTGTTTGCTTGAATAGTATTATTTTGTATTTTGCTAGAATTGCTTCCGCCTAGCATAGTATTGATTGCTAATACTGCAGCTAAAAATACAATAATAAATCCAGCTTTATCCTTGATCTTGGCTTCTCGTTCGCTTCGGGATAATGGCTTCTGATCTTTCGTATCGGTCATTTAATAAATCCTCCTTAGGTTTATTCAAGTATTTGTCTAGAATAGCATTGCCAACCCAAGCAGCCATGTATCCCATAAAATACCATTCGCTAAATCTTTCTTCGACAATCAAATAAACGAAACCCCAGGTACTTACGATCCAAGCACCAAATCTTACGAATTTCTTTTCATCAATTTTCCCTCTGGAACATATTAAATCTTTTAAATCTATATTACTTTCGCTATTTCTATGCCAAATCCATAATAAAAGTAACAAGAAAATCACAACAATAATAAGCACGGTGCTCATAGCGAACTGTGCTTTATTTAGATTAGACCAGTCTATCATTTATTCTATAAATAATCGTGTCTAATATTTATAGATTTTGGAAAACAATATGCCTAGACCAACTAAAAAGATTATTCCTGTTGAAAATACTATTCCTATAGAAAAACCGCAAGCTAATTTTATAAAAGCAAATATACAAAATGCTTTTATATGGATCAAATCTAAGATTTTTTTAATATTTTTTGGGCTAATAGTAAGTTTAGTTTCAGTAGTATCTACAATTTTTGTTGTGAATCTAAATAAACCCGAAGGCAATATGCCAGAAATAGTTAAAAATACTAATTTAGATGATGAAAAAATACAACATTTAAATAGTGAAATAGAAAAATTAACTAATCTAAATAAAAGGACAGAACAATCCATTGATATATTATCAACTAATATTAAATCTCTGGAAAAAAGATTACAAGCTAATACTGATGTGGTAAAAAGAATGTGTGAGTATATTGTAGTTATTACAGTTGACAAAAAAATTATTCCTAGACAGTGTCTGTCTGATTATAATTGGAAAAAGGAAGAAGGGTTATAATGGAAACTAAACTAGCTACTATTATTTGCAGTGATGTTATTGGATATAGTTTACTTATGCAAAAAGATGAAGCTGGTACTTTAGCTAAATTAGATGCATGTCGTGCAGTAATTGATCCTTTGATAGATGCAAGTAAAGGTAGATTATTTAATACAGGTGGAGATAGTGTTCTTATAGAATTCGCCAGTGCTGTGGATGCTGTAAAATTTGGTATAGAAATGCAGGCACGAATGCAAAAATTAAACAATGGAATGCGTTGGCGTGTAGGTATGCATGTAGGAGAAGTTTGGATCTATGGTACTAATTTAATGGGCGATGCTGTAAACTTGGCTGCTCGTACAGAAAGCCTTGCTGATTATGGCGGAGTAACTATGACTGACGCAGTATATAGATTAGTAAGCCCTAAGATAAAAGATTATAAGTTTGTTAGTAGAGGTTTACAAGAATTTAAAAATGTTGAACCGATGGAAATATGGAGTGTGGATTTACCTGGGTCCCAACCTAATCCGAACCTAAGCAAAGTTATTAAGAAGACTTCAACTGTTACTCAAAGTAAATCCCACAATGAACTCATCGCTGCTATAGTGAATGATCAGGCAGCTCGTAATCGCAGTTTACATGATGCAATGACTTTTAAGCATGATGGTAAATATGGACCAGCGACTAGAATATTGATGTGGAGA